AATGAGCAGCTACAGAGCGAAATTGACGACGTGAGCGAATCCGTGGGGGCGCTCTGCGAACTGCTCGCGGCAGCGCAGCACGCACCAATCTGCGCGGCATCTATCCATGCCCTGCTTCGCCCTGTGGCCCGCAAACTGGACGTGGTAGCGGGTTCGCTGGCCGACATGGCTCTGATTGCCAAATCCTCGTAATTTCCCGTAATAAAAAACCCAGTTGAAATGCCTTGCGGCGCTAATACTGGCGCCGTTTCGACCTTGCCGACCTGCTCGTAATTTGAGCCCTACGAAGCGGGGAGGCGCGGCGGGGGCGATGTGGCGCGCCGCAGGGTCGAGGCGCGGGATTGCCCCCCCTCCCCCGACCCGATGGGGTCAGGGATGGCCTGCAGGGGCTCCATGCAGGCCCTCAGGCGCGCGGCTGCGCATGGGCCGGCCCGCCACCGCATCGGGCGCAAAAAAGGGCGCCTGTGGCGCCCTGATGGGTTGCTGTCTGTGGTGGTCAGGTCTCGGTTTTGGGTTCGTGCTTCTCGAACCGCACCAGTTCGTCCCCCACCCATTCGTTGAAGGTTTCGAAAAGGGTCTGCAGGGGTTCTATTTCATTCTCGATGAACACGTCCAGCGCCTCGCTGGCATTGCCAAACCCGCCGGTGTTGTTGGGGATGATGCCCAGCAGGCCTGGGGGCACGCGGTGTGCGGCAAGAACGTCCTCTTTGCTGGCGTTCTTGATGGCGCTGAAATCATCCTTGGCTGCCACTTCGCTTACAGGTATCAGCTTCAGGCCGTCCGGCTTGCCACCCGGGGCGTGCACAAACAGGTTGCGAAAGTTGCCCGGCCCTTTGCTCAGGCGCAGCTGTTCGCGCAGCTTGTCTACATCGGTATTGCCCACCGTCGAATCCGACAGGTACATGATGAAGCCTGCGTGGCTGCCGTTTTCGTAATAGCGGCGGCGGAACAGTGTGGCCGACTCGTTCAACAGGGCCGACTGCAGCGCGCTCAGGTACTCGGGCAAGCCGTACAGCTCTTGGTTGATGTCTGGCTCACGCAAGTGGAACACCGAACCGGGCGCAAATTCGTGTGCCTCGTTCCAGTTGGGCACGTAGAAATAGCGGTTGTCCTTGCCCCGGCGCATGTACTTGCTCAGTGCGTGCTCAAAGCCCATCGTGCGGCGCGTGATCGCCTTGCGCGCTTCTAGATAGCCATTGCCAAAGACCAGAAAATCCAGCGCCCAGGCTTTGAAGTTTTCACGCGACAGCAGCGGATGCGGAATAAATCGCTTGGTCAGCAGGTTACGCTTCAGGTAGATGGCAGATCCGTGGTGTGGCGATGCGCGGAAGGCACCGGCCAGCCCATCCAGCGGATAGGGCGGCTCATACCACCGGCCATTGAACATGGCTTCCACGTAGTCCAGCAGGCGCAGCCGGCTGATGGGTTCGGGCTCGCCAAAGCTGAAAATCTCTGTGTGCCCTGCGGCCTGCTCAGTGTTGGGGGGCATGGTCGCTGTCGTCATTCGTAAATCTCCACGGAAGAATTGGCGCCGAGCAGATCCCCGGCCAGTGATTCGTTGTCCAAGCAATGCATGACGGCCCACGCCAGATCGGCGTGGCCAATGTCGTCAGAGCGGCCGGAGTGGTAGGTGATGTGCCTTTGGCTGGGCGTGAGCACCTTCTTGATGGCCATGAAAGCGGCGGCCACATCGGTGCAGTCCGCGTCCATCTCCAATCGGCCCTTGCTGATAACCTGCTTGGCTTTGAGAACCAGGCGGGACTTGAGCGCCAGGTCGTACTGGTAAGCCTTTGCCTGGGGAAAAAATTTGATGACGTTCTGATAGACACCCAGGCCCATGCCGGTGGTGTCGATGCCGATAAACGTCACGTTGTATTGCTGCGTAATGCTGCGGATGTACTCGGCCTGGGCGTCAAAGTCCGCGCCCTGGAACTGCTGGCGGTGCAGCAGCCGGAACTTGCCGCCCGGCACCTTGGGCGGCGCAATCACCACCAATGCCGCACGGTCCCCGGTGTATGCGGGGTCATAGCCCACCCAGACAGGCTGATGGGCAAAGGGCCGCCTGGCCAGGGGTTTGAAGTCGTCGGCCCACAGCTCCCAGCTGTCCACCATGCACTTTTGCATCATCTGCAGGCTGAACATCGAATTGCTGTCGTCGATGAACTCGCACCTGAACAGGTTGGCAAATTCGTCGTCGGGGTATTCGTCCAGCAGCTCCGCCAGGTCGAACAGGTTGCAGCCTTGGGCCAAAGCGTCCTCAATGGTCACGATGTGCCGGAAGCGCCCATCAATGCAGCGCATGCCGGCGGCAAGTGCCTTGTGGCTCAGGTCGATGGTGGTGTGCTTGCTCTTGTCCCGGCCCCGGTTGCGGTCCGCGCCAGTCCAGAACGGGTAAGCCTCATGGCTTTTGGCGGATGGCGTGGAGAAATAGGTTTTGCGCCAGTGCTTGTGCGTGGCCATGGCGCTGGCCACCTTGTTCAGCTCTTTGAAGTTCCCCGTCCAAAAGAACTCATCAAAGTAGAAATCGCCGCTGCGGCCCTGGGCCGTCTTGGCGTTCGTGCCCAGAAAGTGCAGCTCAGCGTTGTTCCAAAGCACCATGGGATCGCCGCTCAGGTCTACATCCACCTCCCGCGCAAAGGCAATCATGTAGTTCTTGAACTGGTGGGCCTGGGCCTTGGATGCGGACAGAAAAATCTGATTGCGCCCCTCCAACACGGCACGCATCAAGGCCTCCCGCGCAAAGTAGAACGTGGCCCCGATCTGGCGCGACTTCAGCAGGATGCGCGTGCGCTCCTTCTGTGCCTCAAACCAGCGGTTTTGATAGCCAAAATTTCCAGCGTGGAATATCTCCACCAACTGGTCGATCTGCTCCTGCGAAAACTCGTTGCGCTTGGGCTTGCGCTTCGGTGCTGCATTGCGGCGGGCAATGGCGGGGTTCAGGTCGCCTTCTTTGCCGGTGTCTTGGTAGCGCTCTATGCGCGCAGTGCGCTCCAGCTGCCGGCCCAGTAGATCTATTTCTTTGAAGTCGCTGCCGTTCTTGGCCTCCTTCATGATGAGCTGCACCATGCGCAGCTCAAGCGCACCGTTTACGCGCTCCAGCGGTGCGGCTTCATCCCACTTTTCGGCATCGCGCCAGCCGTACAGCGTGGACGGCGGAAGGCCCAGGTGCTCGGCTATCAGCTTGACGCGCCAGCCCTGCCAGTACAGGTGACGCGCCACCGTGCGCGGCTGGGTATCGGTCGCCAGCGCAGCAGCCTGGCGCACCGCTTCTCCCTCATGAGCCTGGGCAACAACAAGCGCCCCGAAGTCGGGCACCGGTGCTGTGTCGGGGGGCAGTGCAAGCGCATTCCCTGCGCGGGTATTTCGTGGCATGGCAGGCAGTTTTCCCGCCCGTGCACGCGGCAACCAGCGCCCGAAAACGTACCAACTGCAGCCACAACGCACACCAATTGAGAGAGGCGGACACGCCGGACACCATGGGAACTCACCGCCAACACATCGGCAATCAACCCCGTGAGGACCACCGCCACCATGTCCAAGAAATCCCGCTTCTTCCGTGTCGCCGTTGAAGGCGCCACCTCTGACGGCCGCGATATTGACCGCGCCTGGCTGCTGCAGGTCGCCAAGAGCTACGACCCCAAGCTCTACGGTGCCCGCGTCAACATCGAGCACATCCGGGGCATGAGCCCTACCAGTGACTTCCGCGCCTACGGCGATGTGCTGGCCCTCAAGACAGAGGAAGTCGAAATCGGCGGCAAAACGAAGCTGGCTCTGTATGCCCAGATCGACGCTACCGACGAACTGGTGGAGCTGAACAAGAAGCGCCAGAAGCTCTACACCTCGCTGGAGATTCGCCCCAACTTTGGCGACACCGGCGGCTTCTATCTGACAGGCTTGGCCGTCACCGACAACCCTGCCAGCCTGGGTACCGAAATGCTGGCCTTTGCTGCGCAGAACCCTGACGCCAGCCCGTTCAAGGCGCGCAAGGACCACCCCGATGACCTCTTCACGGTGGCGGAACCTGTGTCCCTGGAATTTGAGGACGAAGCCGATGCCGGCGCCGGCACCCTGGCCAAGTTCAAGGCCACGTTGACTGCAGCAGTCGCCAAGTTCACCAG